GGAGAAAACGAAGGAGACTCTCGACCAACGCGCCACCGCCCTGGAAAAGCAGATAAAGGAGCTTGAGAACCGCCCGATCGAGGTCGTCACCGAAACGGTCGAGAAGATACCGGACAACTACATCGACGTATCCGCTTACGAGAAGCTTGTCGAGCAGAACAACGCCGAGCGCGAACAGGCAGAGGTCGAATACCTCGCGCTGAAGCGCCAGCTCGGCGAGGTCGAGCGACAGCTCGAGGAGGAGCGCAGCAAGCCTGCTCCGACTGCTCCCGCAGACGACACGGCGGCGTTCAACGCATATCTCAAGAGCGCCTACGACGCGCTGAACAGGCTCGTTGAGTACATCAACGGGCAGAACAACGAAACTTACTCGCAGAAGGCTGTCAAACTCATTGACAGCGTGAAATCATCTATCGGAGGTACAGTATAATGTCACTTTTCAAACTCGGAAACAAGTACGCAGACATCATGGAGCAGCTTGAGCTTGCCTACGCATGGGAGCCGGAGTACGTTGCGGGCAAGCCTGTGGACGACGACGGCAATATCATCAGCGATGTGGAGGGTTTCCGCGCCTGCATGATAGCCGAAGTCCTCGGGCGGCTGGACGGAGCCGCCGCCGACTTCGAAGCCAGCGCCGGGAATATCGCAGCGATAATCAAGAATCTCGCGGCAGAAGCCGAAGACCTCCGGGAGCAGGAGAAGATTTTCGCAGCCCGCCGCCGCGCTAAGGAGAAGTCGGCGGAGCGGCTGAAATCCTACCTCCTGCAGGAAATGCAGAACCTCGGAACGCCGAAAATCGAAACGGTACAGGCGAAAATATCGCTCCGGAACAACCCCGAATCCGCCCAGATAGCGAACGAGAACGCGCTCATAGAATGGGCGCTCGAAAACGGCCGCGACTGTCTGCTGATATACAAGAAGCCCGAAATCAGCAAGACCGCCGTAAGGCTTGCGCTGAAAGCCGGCGAGAAGCTCCCCGGCGCGGCGCTCGGGCGCACCGTTTCGGTGATCATAAAGTAATGCAGTAATTTGCAGTTTCAGCCGGAGTATTATTCCGGTGAAAGGAGAGATTTCAATGGGTTTACCAGTTTTAATTCTCGGATTTTCCGGAAGCGGAAAGTCCAGCTCCATGCGGAACTTCAAACCGGACGAGCTCGCGCTTGTCAACGTCAACGGAAAGTTCCTGCCGTTCCGCGGGGGATTCGCGGAAACGCTCAACAGCGACGACTTCGAGAAAATAAAGTCGTTCATGTCGTCCGCAAAGGCTAAGGCGGTCGTGGTCGACGACAGCCAGTACCTCATGCTCAATGAGTTCATGCGCCGCAGCAAGGAAAAGGGCTACGACAAGTTCACCGAGATAGCGGAGCATTTCTGGGCGCTTATCCGCTACATAGAGCAGCTCCCCCAGGACACCATCGTGTATTTCCTGCACCATATCGAGAGCGGCGAGGACGGCAGGCTCAAGGCTAAGACGGTCGGCAAGCTTCTCGATGAAAAGGTCAACATCGAGGGTATGTTCTCGATAGTCCTGCGCATCTCCGTTTCTGAGAACGGATACCAGTTCCTGACCCAGACCGACGGCAACGACTGCTGCAAGTCCCCGGCGGGAATGTTCGCGGGGTACGCGATCCCGAACGACCTGCGCCTTGTCGATGAGAGCATACGGACGTTCTACGGGCTTGTCCCGGAGCAGCGCTGCGCGGACTGCGGCGCGGTGATAATGCCCACAGAAAAGCGCGGAGTTGCGGAGCTGACCGCAGCGTCAACGGCGAAGTTCGGGCGCGTTCTCTGCGCCGCCTGCGCGACTAAGGTGCTGAAACAGGAGGCGGAAAATGCCGCTGCGCCCGTATCAGAGTGACCTCGTCGAGCAGCTCCGGGCGGCATGGCGGGAGGGCTATAAAGCGCCCTGCATAGTGCTCCCCTGCGGCGGCGGGAAATCCTGCATTCTCGCGGAGATAGCCCGGCGGACAGTTGAGAATATCAAGCGCAGGCAGGACGCCTGCGCAGTTGCCCCAGAAGCGGCGCACGGACGCGCCGCAGCAGAGGGCAACAGGCGCGTGCTGTTCCTCGTCCATCGCCGGGAATTAGTCGAGCAGATAGTCCGGACGTTCGTGCGGTGGGGCGTTGATATGCGCTTCTGCGACGTTATGATGGTGCAGACCGCGTGCCGAAGGAAGCTCCCGAAGCCCGGGCTTATCATGACCGACGAGAACCACCACAGCCTCGCCAGTTCCTACCGGAAGATATACGACCAGTTTCCCGACGTTCTGCGTGTCGGCGTTACGGCGACCCCTATAAGGCTGAACGGTGACGGTCTGGGCGACGTCAACGACAAGCTCATCATCGGTGTTACCGCGAAATGGCTCATCGAAAACCACTGCCTTGCGCCGTACGACTACTACTCGCCGAACGTCGCAGACCTCACCGGACTGCATACAAAGCGCGGCGAATTCGTCACCGGGGACATCGAAAAGGCGATGATAAAGAAAGCCGTGTTCGGGGACGTGATAGGCTACTACAAGCAGCTTGCGGCGGGGAAAAAGGCAGTCTGCTACTGCGCTTCCATCAAGCACTCAAAGAGCATGGCGGAGGAATTCACCGCCGCCGGAATCCCTGCCGCGCACATCGACGGCGAGACCCCGAAAGAGGAGCGCGCCCGGACTATTGCGGATTTCCGCGCGGGGAAAATACGGATACTCTGCAACGTCGACCTGATATCCGAGGGCTTCGACGTTCCGGACTGCGAATGCGCGATACTGCTCAGACCTACGCAGTCGCTCACGCTGTATATTCAGCAGGCGATGAGGTGCATGCGCTACCGCGACGGAAAACGAGCCGTCATAATCGACCATGTGGGCAACTACGCTCGGTTCGGAATGCCGGACGACGACCGCGAGTGGAGCCTTGAAAAGAAAGACCGCAAGCCGCATGAAAAGAGCGAGGTCAGGGTGAAGATGTGTCCGCAGTGCTTTCGCACTTTTAATCCGGAGGCATATGACGACAAGCGGCATTGCCCATTCTGCGGATATGAGTTCCCAGTGCAGTCCCGGGAGCTGGAGGAGCAGCACGCCGCGAAGCTCGAAAAAATCGAGGGCTTCCGGCTGAACTTCGACACCGCTGAGAACTGCCACAGCTACGCAGAATTACGCGAGTTCGCAAAGCGGAAAGGCTACAAGCCCGGCTGGGCTTATTATCAGGCAAAGGAGCGTGGATTCCTTGACGGAGCATGACATTCAGAACAGCATACGCGCCGGGGTCGGCGACATCGCGCTGATATTCCGGGCGAACGTCGGCAGCTTTACAATAATAGACGGGCGCAAGCAGGACGCTTGCGCAGTTGCCCCAGAAGCGGCGCACGGACGCGCCGCAGCAGAGGGCAACAGGCGGCACTTCGACACCGGGCTTCCGAAAGGGTTCAGCGACCTTTTCGGCTTCCGGATTTCAGACGGTCGGGCGTTCTTCATCGAGGTGAAATCCCCGACCGGGAGGGTACGCCCGGAACAGCAGAATTTCATTGAACAAATGCGCTCGAACGGCGCTCTCGCAGGAATAGCGCGGAGCGTTGAGGACGCGCGTAAAATAATATTGGAGGATTAATACTATGGCATTCAGAACGAACACAAGCAAGGCGCAGGAGGGCGGCAATTCGCTCAAGCCCGAGGGCGATTACGAAGTTATCATCGACACGGCAGAGGTAACCAGAACGCAGTCCGGCAAGGACAAAATCAACATCGTGTACGTTATCCGCAACGACGTTCAGCAGGCGTACCAGAACGGGCTTATATTCGATTCCATCTGGAAGAAGAAGGAGCCGAACGAGGACGACCAGAGCATAGGCGGCTACAATTTCGGGCAGCTCATGGCTATCGCGGACGCGGCGAAGCTCCCGGACGGCAAGGAGTACGCCGGGCTTGACGACTTCCTCGCGGAACTCAAGGGCAAGCCGCTGCGCGTACATCTCTATCACGATGATTACAACGACAAGTGGTACGAAAAAATCGACAGGCATGAGCCGACAACGCTCACCGCCGTCAAGCACAAGGCGAAGGGCGGGAAACCCGCTCCGGCGCAGACTGCGACTCCTATGCCCACTCCGATTCAGAATACCGCGCCGGTTTCCGACCCCTATCCGTTTTAATGCAGAAAAATGCAGTTGAAGATACGGTATATTCGTTCCGGGGAGATTTTCCCCGGAATAATTATCAGGAGGTACAAATATGTACGAAAGTATACCGCAGGAACTGAAAAATCTGCCAAACTGGATTTGCTGGAAAGCAGTCCCGCAGCCGCGTCCGGACGACCCGGAGCACATCGGCAAGATTCCGATAAACCCCCGCACCGGCGGCAAAGCCCAGAGCAACAACCCCGACACCTGGACGGATTTCGACACCGCTTTAAAGGCTTCGGAGCAGCACTCCGGAATAGGATTCATGTTCGGGAATTCCCCGTTCTTCGGCGTTGACATCGACGGCATCGAGCCGGATATCCGCGAGTTCCTCGACGGCGGGAACGGCATTGTTTCCGAGTTCATTCATGCGCTGCGCAGCTACGCGGAGCTTTCGCCGTCCGGCAAGGGAATACACATCATCTGCCGGGGCGAACTCCCGAAGGGCGCGCGCCACCGCGGGAACGTCGAGATGTACGATTTCGGAAGATTCTTCACGGTGACGGGAAACAACATCGGAGAATACACGGCGGTCGAGGACTGCACCGAGGCGATAAAGCCGCTCCACGAGAAGTATCTCGGCGGCGCAAGGTCAGAGCCTGCGCAGAGAATAGTCCAGACTGCTCCGCTGCCCTGCTCCGTTTCGGAAGTGCTCGAAGCCGCGAGCCGCGCGAAGAACGGCAGCCGCTTCCAGGCGCTCTACGCCGGGAATTTCGCGGAGTACTCCAGCCAGAGCGAGGCGGACATGGCGTTCTGCAACATGCTCGCGTTCTGGACAGGGCGCAACGCCGCGCTGATGGACGAGATCTTCCGGAATTCCGGGCTTATGCGCGACAAGTGGGACAGGCGGCAGTCCGGCTCGACCTACGGCGCACTGACTATCCAGAAAGCCTGCGAACAGTGCACGAACGTGTATCAGCCAAAGCCAAAATTCCGCGTGAATATCGGCAGCGGAA